AAGAGTCAAACACTGCAATGCCATCATTGTTAGCGATAGCAGTACTTGTGTCAATCGTAATAGCTGATACATCTGCTACAGCATTAAGTTCAGCACCTGTAGCTGTCAGACCAGTTACGTTGTTAGATACTGCACTTACTGCTTGAATACGTGACTCTACGGCTGCAGCAGTTGGTAGCTCAGAGTTAGTAGATCCTGTACCTACACTGGTTACAATATCAGTTACACTGTCTGTACCATCTGACAGAGTACCAAATGTAATTGTACCTGTAGTGGTGATAGCACTTGATCCATTATTAATAGAACCAAAGTTACTTGTAATGCTACCACTATCAAGAGCACCTACTGTAGTCACATTGCTTAGTGTATCTAATGCACTTTCGAAGTATGTCTCAAAGTCAGTTAGTGCTACCTGCTTCATAGTGCCAGCATCATTAACTACAACTCTATCTGCATCTGCAAGAGTGGTAGCTGTAGCTGCTGTATCACCATCCATGATATTTATTTCAGTAGCAGTGGCAGTTACACCTGTAAGATCCGTAGGTGCAATACTAATGTTAGCTGTACCATCAAAAGACTGACCAGCAATTGTACGTGCAGTTTCTAAAGCTGTAGCTGTTGCAGCATTACCAGAGGTATCCTGATTACCTGTTGTATTAACACCGGGTAAGTTTATATTAGCCGTACCGTCAAAGCTAACACCCCCAATAGTACGTGCAGTTTGTAGTGCAGTTGCAGTATCTGCATTACCTGTTAGATCACCAGTAACGTTACCTGTTATATTACCTGTAACATTACCTTCAATGTTAGCTACAAGTGTACCTGTAGTAATCGTAAGATCACCTGTAGATGCACCTGTAAATGTACCTGTACCTACAGTAAACTTATCTGCACTTTCATCCCAACCAATAAAGGCATTATCAGATGTACCACGTTCAATGACAATACCAGCATCATTAGAAGGTGTACCTGTAGTACCATTACCTAGTTCCATTAACAAGTCAGCAACTACAGTGTTAGTTGTGCTAATCGTAGTTGTTGTACCATTTACAGTTAAGTCACCGCCTACAATAACGTTACCTGTTGTAGTAATTGCGTCAATGTATCCATGTGACCAATAGTTAGAACTGTCACCTAAACTATATGTACTGTCTGCACTTGGTATAAGGTTAGAGGCTACGTCTGCTGTAATTGTAACAGTGTCTGTAGCTGCATTACCAATAGTAGTGTTACCATTAAAGGTAGCTGCACCTGATACAGTAATAGAACCAAAAGAGTTTGCACCCGTAGAAGTTACATTCCCTGTAAGGTTTCCTGTGACATTACCCGTAACATCTCCTGTCAGATCCCCCGTCACATTACCAGTTACGTTTCCTGTAACATTTCCTGTGACATTACCCGTTAGGTTGCCAGTTACATCCCCTGTGACATCTCCTGTCAAGTCTCCCGTCACGTTACCCGTAACATTGCCAGTAACATTACCTGTTACGTTACCAGTGACGTTACCTGTCAAAGCACCTGTAATTGCAGTAATGTTAGCGGCATCACCGTAGATGTTTGCCCAACGAACAGAAGTAGTACCTAAGTCATACAGGCTGTCAGATGCAGGGTTAAGGTTTTTAGCTGTTGAAGTTGTACCTACAAGATTACCTGTAACGTCACCCGTTAAGTCTCCTGTAACATTACCAGTGACATTGCCCGTAACGTTACCTGTGAGATTTCCTGTTACGTTGCCTGTCACGTTTCCTGTAAGTGGACCTACAAGAGATGTACCTGTAATGGTTGTACCTGTAATGGCTGCTGCAGTAGTACCACCAATTACCGTGTTATCTATAGCACCGCCGTTAATATCAACAGTAGTAAGTGTAGATGTACCTGTAGCTGTAAGGGTTGTAAACGTACCAGCAGCAGCAGTTGTTCCACCAATGGTAGCAGCATCAATTGTACCACCGTTAATGTCTGCAGTGTCAGCTACAAGACTATCAATGTTAGCAATACCATCAATGTAAAGATTACGCCACTCAGAGCCTGTAGCACCTAAGTCGTATGTATCGTCAGCAGAAGGAAGAAGTGCAGAAGCAATATCAGCAGTAAAGGTTACAGTGTCAGTAGCAGCATTACCAAGAGTAGCATTACCATTTACTGTAAGGTTGCCTGTAATCGTAGCATTCTCATCAACTTGCAATGTGTCAATGGTGGCAGTACCATCTAGGTACAAGTCTTTAAACTCTAGGCTAGATGTACCAAGATCAATATCGTTATCTGTGACAGGAGTGATAAGACCATCTTGGAATCTAACTTGCTCTACGGCTGCAGCAGATACCTCTACAAATACACCAACACGATTATTTGATGTATCTATAACTACTTTATTAAGTGCATCTGAATCAGCAATAAGTGGTACGTATGCGCCCTCTGCTGCAGTACCATCGTGCTTGTGTCCAGTTGAAGCATTAAACGCAGCAAGTACTTGGTCAAACTCTAGGTTTAACGGGTTAGCTCGTACAACGGCTGTTGCCACAATGTCTGCTGAAGATTGTCGGGTATACCCTGCCATAATTACATTTCCTCATACCTATTTGATTTACAAAGATTTTCTTTCCTTGTAATTATCTGAAGATTCCACGGAACATGCAAACCGCACACATTTACACCTTTTAAAGGTATTATATGATCTACGTGATGTATCACACCTGTATCCTCTGTTATTTTTCTGCACTCTAAATAAATATCATCCATGGCATTTTTTAGATTAAGTTCTTTTACTATATTACAAGAACTATATTTTAAGTACTCTCTATTTTTTTGAGTTGCTGCTCTTCTAGCTTTTACTTCTGGTCTTTTTTGATAAGCTCTTTGGTATTCTTTTATTTTCTGTTTGTTTTTTTGTTTATATTTTTTTACACGTTCTTTGTGTAGTCCATCTGGTTTTCTTAATTTTGCACATTCTAAACAACACCCTGTAGATGTAAGCCTATAAGAAACATGACCATGTATACAAGGTTTACCAGTATAATATTTTAAAAAACCTTTTTCTTTTGCTTCTTTTCTTAATACCACCAAAAATTTTTATCTCCTGTCGCCTGTGCCATACAGTATGGATACGGCCTGTATTGTATGACTTGGGCTTGTACTATTGGTAACGTAAGATACCGAAATAGAATCCCCTGATCCACTTATATTCGTTGTTCTGGTTGGTGATGGGTTGCCATCGTATATGTCTGTTGTATCGTAGATTGTAGATGCTGCATCAAACAAAGAAGCTGCACCTGCAGTAGTTAATGAAAAGTTTTCTGGTGTGTTTATTTCAGAGTCACCAAAGTTAAAGTCTATACCTACGTTAATTAAAGCCTCACCTTCAGTTTTAAGAAAGGTCTTAACTTTATAAAATACTTTACGAACTTCTGGATCACCCATAAAGTAATACGGAGTTTGGTACACACTGAATATTTCAGAGCCAGCAAATGAATCACCTTCTTCTTGTTTATGTACCTTGCCTGTACTGTCTCCATGTAATACAAACTCAAACTGACCTATGTAACCACTAGCTACTGCTGTTGCTTCAACACCTACAAGCTGACTATATTCAAATGTAGACTGTGCAGTTGGGCCTTTACGTATAGCTGCCAGTAGTGACAAAGAAGTGTTAGCTTCAAAGAACAACCTAAACTGTGACTTTCTTCGTATTACAAGAGCTTTAAGTTTAGTTACGTCCTCGTTAGCTGTGTAGTTCTCAAATGTCTTTTGAATCTCACGAGAAACAGTTTCAAGTTCAACGTCACCAATACGTGATGTACCTGAAATAGGACGAATACCATCTGGTCCTAAGAAGATAATATCACCACCAAACTCTACCACAGTATCAGGTGCAACACACCCCAAGTCATTCGTTACGTTTTCAACTGTAAAGTTAGAATAGTTATCACCTATAATACGTTTGATCTGGTTCTGACCAAATACATAAAGTTGGTTACGAAAAGATTTTAACTGAGTTACAGTAAAGCCTATGTTGATTACACCTGCACCGTTTGCTGGATCAAAGTCTGTATCTGCATTAGGAGCAGAAAAATATATGTTAAAGGGTTCTGCAGGATCACCAGCTAACCAAAGATGATTTGCAAAGGCACTAGAAAACTTAGGATCTGTTGGTGCATTTGCGTGTGTAATCTGCGTATACGTTGTACCGTTATACTTAGCTGCAGGATTAACACCATCAGTTAGTAGTAAGATTTCTTCTGTCCAATTATAACGTTCAAACCTTACTACGTCAACCCCTGTCATTGTAGGGCTACCTGCTGTAGTAACTGCAGTCCAACCTATTACAGTAGGAGTACTTGATACTGTACCTGTTGCACTAGATGTACCACCTGTAAGTACGTTACCTGTAGCAAATATATTATCTGGTATTCTACCAAAGTTTACTACAATAGCATCTGCAGTTTTGGATATTACTGTACCTGATGCTGCAACTGCAGTACTGTCACCAGAACTAACTACACCTGTAACAGTTTCACCAACAGTAAAACCTGAACCTTCTCCTGTACCTAATGGTACATCATAGTAGTGATTATACCAATGCAGATAGTTGCTACCAGAAGAAGGTGCTCTACACCCAAGTACACCCTGATTAATATCACCGTTGACAGAAAGTCCTAATACTTTACCTGTACCGGGAAGTGTACCATAAGAGTTTTCAAAACCACTTATTCGTCTGTATCCACCCTCAAGTGAAGGTTCCATGTTTACAAGACGTACTGCACTACCTGAGAAGTTGTTTGACTGTGTAAGTGGATCAACGTTAGTTACAAGTCCACCAGCCATAACAGACACATATGTTTGTAATGCGTCAGACATTGTTAGAATCCATCTGTTGTAATTCTACTTGTAGGTCTATTAATCATTGTAGATATAACATTAACAGGATAGTCAAGAAGTAATCTTCTCATCATATCAATACCCTGTTCAAATTTTTGACTGTGCATAGCTGCACTTTGTTCATTAGATCTAAACAACATCATGTACATCATAGCACCATCAATAAGAACGTGTTTAAATCTATCGGGTACAACAGATACATCACTAGATGCAGTTAAATCTGCAGGAAACTTAAAGTACCTATATTCAATTACATATGCTGCATCAGGTACAGGATGTACACCAAACTTTTCTTCTAGTGTCATGTACACTAAATCAGGATCACTACGAGATGATTCTCCACCTAAATCTTCTAATGGTTTATAGTAACTAATATACTGATCAAATGTTGTAAGTCTAAGTTTTTTAGGTGTATTGTTTTCAGAAGTTAGTTGTCTAATATAAAATGTATCCCAATCTGCTTTGGAATAATCTGCAGGAAAGTCATACGTTCCTGTTCCTGCTGTAAGTGTTTGTGTTGTTGTTGTCAACAAAAAAGGCCACTCTTGAGCATCCTGTAACATTTGCCTAGTAGCTGAGTTAATAGCATCTTTAGCAAGAGCTTGTACGTTCTTAACTGAAGTAAACTCAGACTCTGTGATCTGAACTTCATTAAGTCTACGTAGTAGCTCATTTGTCAGGTTAATAAAAGTAGCCATAAGAATCTCTTTAGATAAGCCTAGAGGGGCCAGTTTCCCAGCCCCTCAGTGTTTAGTTATTATGCAAGTGCGTCACGAGCTACTTCATTAGCAGCCATGTCACCTGTGTCGGTGCAATCCATAAGAACTGCCCATACACGGAACTCACCAGAGGTAACTGCACCACCTGAAAGAGCAGCAATAACAACATCAATGTTGTCATCAGCTACAGCCATTACTGGCTGATAAGCTGCAGGGTTCTGTGAAAGAACACCAGCCGCAGATGTTGCATCAAAAGTAGCAGCAAATACGTCAGGGTCAACTCCTGTGCCAAGATTAACAGTAAAAGTTGAACCATCAGTAGCCGTAACTACTTCAATACCTGCATTCAAAATCATTGTACCTTTTGGTACAGCAATGACAGGAACAATATCGGTTGCTGCAAGAGCACCACCTTTGTCTGACAAAGCTGTAGCCCAGTTCAATGTAGTTTGAACCATATAAGGGTTGCGTCCACGTTGTGAATTACCACGTGCGGAAGCTAGAGTATTATCACCAAGTGCCATATCTCATTCCTCCCTTATAGACCTGACGTATAGATCGCATTGACCAGAGCTTCTGGACGAAGGATCTTACGACCGTATAGATGCATACCCCGAACAATGTCAGCGAATGAATCTGGATCACGGTATGTTTCAGTCTTGTTAATCTGTTCTGCAGTTGCAGCGGCAGATGAATGACCAGCAACCAATACACCGTAGTGAGTAGAACCTGAAGATGTAGTTGAGGTTGGACCGTCACCTACTTCAGGAAGGTTGTTAGACATAAAGACTTTAAAGCCGTGAATGTTATTGATGATCAAGCCGTTTTGAAGTCCTGATCCACCGAAGTCTGAGTTCAAAAGACGTGAGTCTTCATCTTTTAGAAGTTCAGCAAACACAGGGTCAATTACGAGCCAACGACCTGACGTGTCAACATTTTGCTGATCCAGCTTACGTGCCATACGTGCAATAACTTGCATTGGTGTCGCATTAGCTGCAGTGGTGTTTAACGTGTCTGCACCTGTACGAGGCTTGACAACGATAGAATTACCACCAGTACCAGCATTAAAGTCGGACGCATCCAACTTCATGTTAGCAAGTAGTTCATCAGAACCAGCAGTCGTTACAGCCTTAGAACCATTTACGGTTGTGTTAGCTGTATTGGCACGTCCATGAATTGCTGACTGTGTAAAGCCAGAAATATATCCAAGAACGTCTTGGTCAAATTGGTCAGCCAAACGATAGGCTGCACGATCAGATGCGATAGAT